GGAGCAGTTGTATATCCTGAACCTGCAGAGATAATGGCAACAGAGATGATACGACCATTCTGAACAATTGCTTGAGCAACAGCACCACTACCAGAACTTAGTGTGACAGTAGGATTTGAAGTATAAGATGCACCACCAGAAGTAACAGATACAGATTGAATAGGACCACGAACAGATGCAGTTCCAGTAGCACCAGTTCCTCCACCACCAACAATAGTAATAGTAGGTTGAGATGTGTATCCTGTTCCACCATCGTTAATTAAAACTCTAGATACAACACCCTTTGTGATAATAGCAGTTGCTGCAGCACCAGATCCGCCACCACCTGCAATAGAAACAAGAGGAGAAGAAGTATATCCAGATCCTCCTGCAGTTACAGTAATTTCACTAACAGATCCATTAACAGTTACAGTAGATGTAGCACCAGTTCCACCGCCACCAGAAATTGTGATATTTGGAGGAGATGCAGCGTCATATCCTGAACCTGCATTAGAAATAGTGATACCAGTAACAGCACCAAAAGTTTTCTTAATTGTAGACTTATAAGACCATATAGAAACACCATTTACCCATGTTCCTATAGGACCAGGTGTAATATCATTTTTTGTAGATATTGTAGTTACCGCTAATGGGAAACGATTCAATTTACGTTGATTACCTGGTAAAAGAGCAGAACCAGGAAACGGACCGATCTTATAGTTAGGTATACCTGTTGAAGCAACGTAAACGTAATTATTATTGAAGAAAGAGTTTTGAATATTAGTTGTGTAAGGTCCGATAGAATTTAAAACAGCAGTATCATCAGACTTACCTTTATTGAGGTCAACAGATACAAGAATATTACCTTGAGGTACGACTGTAGCAGGTTGTGGTAATTGATATTGGAATACTGTATTACTATCTCTAGATGTAACTAAAAAAGTTCCATTATAGATGATTGGGTTAGCACCATAGATTGTAACCTGATCTCCAACTAAAAGACCATGATTATTAGCACAAGTTACAGTTGCAGACTGATTATTAACACCACCAAATGTAATACTACTAATATTAATTAATTTTTTAACATTATACAACCAAGTTGTTAGTTCAGCGTTAACTCCTGTTCCACCTAACTTAGAAACTGTTAATTTATCGCCAGGTAAGTAATATGAACCAGTATCAGTAAGAGTGGTCTGTTGTGCATCAACAATACCAACAATTTTCATTTCTACTTCTTGAGTAGTGCCTTTATTAACAAAAACTGAGAAATTAGAAGCAACTTCTGTAGCAGAGTCCCAATCTTCAACAATACCGTTAACAGAACGTGTACACTCAATAAACTGGTTGAGTGATTTTTCTTTATATCTTACAACTTCACTTCCACCAATAATAAACTCACCGTTTCTTTCTGGCCAACCAATTGTAGAGTCAACAGTAATAATACTGTCTTCAGTTCCTAAAGGTTCAGCAAGTTTTGTTTTATATGGAACCGTAAAGGTACCAGTGATAGTTTCTTCTGAAAGAACAAGTTCAAAAATTTCTACATCAGAAGTTTTGATAGAAATATAGTTTTCTATCAAAGCACTCGCTGCTGCTACGTTGACATCAGCGATATCAGCATCTTGTGTCAATAAACCATCTCTAATATCAGTAGGATCACCACTTACTAGAGTTGCACGCAAAATAGTGTCAATAGACCATGTTGCTGCAGATGGTTTGATAATTTGATCTTTTGGATAGGTAATACTTACCTGTTCACCATATAATAGTTTAAAGAGGTAACTAATACTGAAAGATGTTCCTTTTGCAGTATAAAAATCTTTAATTGTCTTGATTGCTGTTCTAACATCAATTTTTTTGTAATCTAGTTCTGGAACATCGGGTAAGAACTGTTCTGTATACTTGTCTAGTAAACGTTTTACAAATAATGCGTCAAGACATTTAACTGAAGCACCAATAGCGTGGGTTGCTGCTGTAGTGTTATTAGAGAATACTGCGTTACCATCTTCAGTATAAGAAGTGATACCACTCGCTGCTCTTGCACATCCTAGTAATTGTGATTTTGAATATCCTTTACCTGACTGATTTACTTTAAATCCAGTGACTTCGTTAAGTCCGACAGTTGCAGATGCTTTTGCTTGTGGAGGTGCTTGAATTACAATCTCAGGAGGATTTGCAGCACTATAACCAGAACCAAACGCAGTAATATTAATATCAGTAATTCTACCGTTGAATATAGCAGCAGATGCAGTAGCACCAGTTCCACCTGCATATGCTCCAGTAGCATCTGTTCTATTGTCTACAACATAAACAGAAGGTACGTCATCATATCCGCTACCACCGTCTAACAACGTAATTCCTACAAGACGACCATTTGTATCAACTGTTGTAGATAAAACCTGTGCACCAACTGGGTCAACTACAGATATCCTAGGAGTAGTAATATATCCTTGACCTGCATTTGCAATTGTAATTGAAGTTATTACACCATTGGTCAATACAGGAATAAGAGTTGCTCTAATAGGATTAGTTCCTGTTGGTTCATCAATGTAAATTGTGGGGACTGTAGTATATCCAAAACCACCATCGGTAATAGGAATAGTTCCTGATACCTGTCCTCCCACAATGGGACAGGTGCCTAGTACAGCACCGCCAGGTTGCTTGAAAGTAATTCTAGGTGTAAATGTATATCCACTACCAGAACTAACAACTTCTATTGCAGAAACACTACCATTAGTTACAGTTGCTTTAAGAGTTGCTGCTACAGAACCAGGTTTTGTTGGTGATTCAACTTGAACTACAGGAGGGTTGGTATCACTATATCCTTTACCACCATCTAGGAGTGATAATTCTTTAATACCATTTACAAGTGCAGTTACAGAAGCACCGCTACCTGCAATAGAGTTAATAGTAACTTTGGGAGGATATTCAAAACGATAACTACTACCAGTTTCGTTTATAGAAACGCTAGTTAGAGTTCCATTATCGTCAACGCGAGAGTACCCCAAAGCACCAGATCCAAATGAAGGAATAGGTGCTTCAATTGAGTATAGTGAGAGAAATCTTCCATTGAGAGGTGCTGTAAGAAAAATAAATTGATCTTTATCAATAAAGAAGTCTACTTTAGGAACTAATAGACGTTGATCGTAGATTGCTAATACATACTCACCCACAACAGGTTCATAAGGAGAACCATTCCTTGTCATGGTAAATTGTCTCTTACCTTCACCAAAAGAACCAGATAAGTTATCTATTGCAACGATTGAATTCTCAACAAAACCACTTTGATATGTAATATATGTTGAAGATGAATCATCAGCAGGAATTCTTGTTCTAGGTGCAGTGGTAAAGACAATAGCAGTGCCATCAACTGTATAATCAATACCAGGTGTTAATATCTTTCCATAAACAGATACAATCAAATGCTGTGCAGACGGTGCTGCTACTGGACTATCCTGAGATGTTAGATTAAACCTAACTGTAGTTCCATCAAAGGAATCGAGAAGACTTGCAAGTGTTGTCCACTTTAATTTTACTTGCTCATAAGAAATACCTGGACTAAGAGCAATGTTTGGTGACGCGGTTGTAGATTCATAATATATTACTTCATTACCAATTAAAACAGAACCATCTCTACTTAAAAAACTATCAATACTTTCAACTACTATTGCATCAGAAGTTGTCGTAGTTGCTTCTACCAACTTTGTAGCACCATCTAGAATATCAATATTGAGTTTATCAATATCCATATAGGATAGAAACTCATTGATGATATTCTGACCTAAACCAGTTTTTTCTTGAGAGCGATAGTAATATTCAATAAATTTATTGAATAATGGATAATCGTTCTCAATAAAATCTGGAGTCTGTGAGACAATAGACTGTGAGACCTTATTGACGTTCATCGACTATTAAAAACAGGAAGAAGTTGTTAGATCACCCGCGTTTGTGATATCAGCAACAGTAATAGTTGTGGGAACCGTATTAAACACTGAAGGCGTCAAACTATTTAGAGGGATTGTAGGAGGTGGAGTCGTACCTACTGGAACAACTGTAACCTCTGGATTTATAATATTGATGATAGTTCCTGGTGTTGCAGCAGGGATAGATGCAACGTTTGCAGGAATAAAGAGGACAGGAATTTGAA